ACTCGGTATGCCTTTTGAGATGACCGATGAAGACGCTGCTAAGGCACAAGAACTATTCCAGAACGTAGCAACCCACAAAGCCACATCGAAGCCACCTGCTGCACTGCAAAAAAGTGGGGTGGTCCTAGCCCTTAGTGAGTACGTAAAAGAGTACGGCTCGGCTGTAGTTGCCAACTCCCTAGAAACACGAAACGTTATCCATACCCGCCTGTTGCAGATAAGCCAGTGCGGAGACCCACGGCACGAACTTAAGGCCCTTGAGCTTCTAGGCAAAATGTCAGACGTCGGCGCCTTCACAGAAAAGTCAGAGTTAGTAATCACTCACAAAACAGCCGATGACCTCAAGGAAGCCATTAAGGAAAAGATCAGCCGCCTGTTGCACAGTGACGTTATAGATGTCGAGGCGGTGTCGGACGGGTTGGAAGACGAGCTAAACCTTGGGGAAATAGAAGAAATAGAAGAAGTAGAAGAAGACTCCCCTGAGCCAGACCAAGAAGATGAACCAAAATAATATTCAAATAAATCCAAAAGAGTTGCAGGCTCTCCTGCAAAACTTAGACAAAGTGCCGGAAGCGCACTTACAAGACATATATAAAGCCCTTGCTGAATTTGAGCACGTTGATGCTAAAGAAGGGGCTGAGAAAGACTTCATGAAGTTTGTGACCAAGGTCTGGCCTAGCTTTATTGGGGGTCGACACCACAAACGGATGGCTCGTGCCTTTGAGAGAGTGGCAAACGGAGAGCTAAAACGCCTAATTATTAACATGCCACCCCGTCATACCAAGTCTGAGTTCGCTTCATACCTCTTACCGGCTTGGTACTTGGGGCGGTTCCCCCACAAAAAAGTCATTCAGACCAGCCACACAGCCGAGCTAGCCGTTGGATTCGGTAGAAAGGTGCGAAATCTTGTCGATTCTGAGGCGTATAAAGAAGTATTTTCGGGAGTTGGACTACAAGCGGACTCTAAAGCTGCTGGGCGGTGGTCGACTAACGCTGGTGGAGACTACTTTGCTATCGGTGTTGGAGGTGCTGTTACGGGTAAGGGCGCTGATTTGCTCATTATTGACGACCCTCACTCGGAACAAGAAGCAACCATGGCTGAAACTAACCCCGAGATCTACGACAAAACCTACGAGTGGTACACATCAGGGCCAAGACAGCGACTCCAACCGGGGGGAAGCATAGTAATAGTCATGACTCGGTGGTCTAAAAAAGACTTGACCGGTCAGATTCTCAAAAGTTCCGTACAAAGATCCGGGGAAGACTGGGAAGTTATTGAGTTCCCTGCAATTTTGCCTACCGGCAACCCTCTGTGGCCTGAATTTTGGCCTTTAAGTGAGCTAGAAGTCCTTAAAAAAGAGCTTCCTAACAGTAAATGGCAGGCTCAGTACCAACAAAACCCCACTTCTGAGTCTTCGGCAATTGTAAAACGGGAATGGTGGCAGATTTGGGACAAAGAAGACCCACCTTGGTGTGAATTTACCTTGATGGCGTGGGATACGGCGTTTGAGAAGAACAATCGCGCCGACTATTCTGCATGTACGTTGTGGGGTGTATTCTATAGAGAAGACGCAGTAGGGGTTTCGCAGGCAAATATTATCCTCATAAACGCTTTTCGGGACAGGATGGAGTTTCCAGAGTTAAAGCAAAGAGCAATAGATCAATATAAAGAGTGGCAACCCGACTCGGTAATCATTGAGAAAAAGGCTTCTGGCGCTCCGCTAATATATGAGATGCGAGCCATGGGCATACCAGTACAAGAGTTCACACCCAGCAAAGGCAACGATAAAATATCTAGATTAAACGCAGTTTCAGATCTCTTTGCCTCTGGAAGGGTCTGGGCGCCTAACAAACACTGGGCCGACGAGGTTATCGACGAAGTTGCAAGTTTTCCAAGTGGCGAGCACGACGACTACGTAGACTCTGTTTCTTTAGCTTTAATGCGATTCCGCAAGGGTGGTTATGTACGAACGGCACTAGACGAAGAAGACGAACCACAGCAGTTTAAACGCAGACAACCTGCGTATTACTAAGGATAAAACATGGATATTGATAAGACGCTTAACCCCGCCCCATTAGGGAACGCACTACTTGGTAAAGAAACCGAGCCAGACATTGAAATAGAAATTGAAGATCCAGAAGAGGTCAAGATCCGCATGGGTGGCTTAGAGATTGAGATTGACCCAGATAAAGAAACAGATGATTTTAACGCCAATATTGCTGAAGAAATGGACGAAGATGAGTTGGTTGGCTTAGCGACCGACTTGCTTGGTGATTTTGAAGAAGACATCTCATCCCGTAAAGACTGGATGCAGACCTATGTGGATGGGCTGGATCTATTGGGTTTGAGGCTAGAAGATAGGACAGAACCTTGGCCCGGAGCTTGTGGTGTATACCATCCCCTATTAGCCGAGGCGGTTGTGAAGTTCCAAGCTGAAACAATAATGGAGACCTTCCCTGCACAAGGACCGGTTAGAACCCACATTATTGGAAAAGAAACCCCGGAAAAAATTGAAGCCGCTCAACGGGTTAGAGACGATATGAATTATCAACTAACCGAAGTAATGGTTGAATACCGACCCGAGCACGAGAGAATGTTGTGGGGGCTGGCGCTAGCTGGTAATGCGTTTAAGAAGGTTTATTACGATCCTAGCCTTGAGCGGCAGGTCTCTATCTACGTACCGGCTGAGGATGTTGTCGTTCCTTATGGTGCAAGTAATATAGAAACGGCTGAGCGTGTAACACACGTGATGCGTAAGACGCCAAATGATCTAAGAAAGCTACAAGTTGCTGGCTTTTATAGGGATACTGATTTAGGCGACCCGCAGGATACCTTTGATGAGGTTGAAAAGAAGATTGCAGAGAAGATGGGGTTTAGGGCCGTCACAGATGATCGGTTCAAGATTCTTGAAATGCAGGTCAACCTAGACCTTGAGGGCTACGAGGACGTAGACAAAGACGGGGAAGTAACAGGGATCGCCCTTCCATACATCGTAACTATTGAAAAGCAATCACAAACAATCCTAGCAATTAGAAGAAATTGGCACCCAGATGACCCAACGAAACAGAAGCGCGTGCATTTCGTTCATTACCCTTATGTTCCGGGTTTTGGTTTCTATGCTCTTGGCCTTATCCACCTTATTGGCGCTTTTGCTAAGTCTGGCACTTCTCTTATTAGGCAATTGGTTGATGCAGGTACTCTATCTAATCTGCCCGGAGGATTTAAAACAAAAGGCTTACGGGTTAAGGGAGACGACACGCCGATTGCTCCAGCAGAGTTTAGAGACGTTGATGTAGCTTCTGGCACGATCAAAGACAACATAATGACTCTGCCCTACAAGGAGCCGAGTCAAGTCCTATATAGCCTCTTGGGTACTATTGTTGAGGAAGGACGTCGTTTTGCTAGTGCTGCTGACCTCAAAGTCAGTGATATGTCCGCCCAGTCTCCAGTTGGTACTACGCTGGCGATTCTAGAAAGAACCCTAAAGGTGATGTCGGCAGTCCAAGCCCGCATTCACTATTCAATGAAGCAGGAGTTCAAACTCCTGAAAAACATTATTAGGGATTACACCGATGACGAGTACACCTACGAGCCGGATACATCGCATCCAAGGGCTAAAAAGTCTGACTATGACATGGTTGAGGTTATACCTGTGTCAGACCCTAACGCGGCTACTATGTCGCAGAAGGTGGTCCAGTATCAAGCAGTATTACAGTTAGCTCAAACAGCTCCGTTAATTTATGATATGCCAGTGTTGCATCGGCAAATGCTTGAGGTTCTGGGGATTAAAAATGCAGCCAAGCTAGTACCACTGCCAGATGATGCAAAGCCAAGGGACCCGGTTTCGGAGAATATGAATGTAATTAAGGGTAAACCCTTAAAAGCGTTTCTTTATCAAGACCAAGATGCTCATATTATAACCCACATGGCATTTTTAAATGATCCTATGACAGCCCAAATGATTGGTCAAAACCCACAGGCTAAGCAAATGGTTGCCGCCCTACAAGCACATATTGCAGAACACTACGGGTTTAAGTATCGCCAGATGATCGAACAAAAACTTGGTGCCCCGCTGCCCAAACCTGATGAAGATATGCCAAAAGATTATGAAATGGCGCTTTCTCGACTGGTTGCCCAAGCTGCCCAACAGGTCAATATGCAAAACCAAGCCGAGATGGCACATCAAAAAGCACAAGAACAGCAACAAGACCCAATTATTCAGATGCAAATGCAAGAGCTTCAGCTTAAAGCAGCAGAACAGCAGCGTAAGGCCCAAAAAGACCAGACGGATGCGGCTCTCAAACAGCAACAGCAACAAATTGAAGTCGAACGAATCGCCTCCCAAGAGCGAATCGCAATGGAAAACCTCCAATCTAAAGAGCAGATTGAGGGTACAAAACTGGGAGTTGAAATTTCACGTGACCAAGATGAGCGTGCAAGCAGAGATCAAATTGAGGGCACCCGCTTAGGTATTCAAATTGCGCAGGCAAACATGCCAAAGGGAAATAAATGAGAGACGCACTAGAGTATTTATCTAAGCAGCTCCATGAAGATCGTATTCGTATGATTGAGGATCTCGGAGAAGGAAAAGCTAAAGATTACGCGGAATATAAATTTTCGTGTGGTGTAGTAAGGGGGTTGTTAATAGCTGACAACCATATTCTTGAGTTAATTAATAGAATGGAAAAGGACGATGAGTGAAATCCTTATTGGATCTACAACCGATCCAAACGAAGCAACGGTATTACCAGAAACACCAGAAGAAAAAGCCAGACAGCTTCCTGATCCTTCGGGGTATAGGATTCTTTGTGCAGTGCCAGAAATTGAAGACACATTTGACAGCGGGATAGTAAAAGCTGACATAACCCAACACCACGAAGAGTTACTGACTACCGTGCTCTTTGTAATAAGCCTTGGGCCAGACTGCTACAAGGACGAAAAACGGTTTCCTACGGGGCCGTGGTGTAAAAAAGGCGACTTTGTATTAGTTCGCCCACACGCTGGAACTCGTTTAAAAATTCACGGACGCGAGTTTCGCATCATCAACGATGACTCTGTCGAGGGGGTGGTT